GTTTATGAACCACACCACCATTTTGGTGTGCTTCTTTTGCGGCTGCACGGCGTAACATAAAAACTCTTACTTTACCATTCTTATCTTTTACAAAGTTTTCTTTAGATTCAGACATGGATGTTTGTTGAATATGACTACGACCTTTTTCAGAAGCGATATCAATCTTTTCTTTAGCTCTCTGAACATTCAACATACGGTCTAAACTGCCACCTTTGCCTGATGCGGCACGATGAATTGCATCGTTTGTGGCCTTTTGTCTATAACTTTGTAATGTATTTACTGAAACTTCATTTACAGTTTCTTCTTTATTTAACCTTTGTGCCAATCGCTCAATTGCACCAGACATATCTTCTTTACCAGCAGCATGACGAGCTTTCATTTCTGCATCACGTTGTTTGTGTTGTTTTTCTCTTTCAGCTGCAGCTGCACGGAACTTATCTAGTGCAGTTGGTTTTACAGATTCGGTGATTTGTCCTAATGTTAATAGGTTATACGCATCACTATTTGATAATTGATATTGTTCCTGTTGTTCTTCTGGTTCTTCTTTAGATGTTAAAAGTTTCATAGCACTCTTAACTTCTTCTACTGTATCACCAGAGATAGTGATTGAAACAGCCTCAAATAACTGTTCAAATTCTTCGTTTACTTTATTCATACCTGATGAACTCGATGTTGGGATTGTAGGTTCTGGTGGTTTAACTTTAGTGATAGGCACCAATTTATCATTGATAGAGTGGTGTGTAACTTTACCATCTTTACCATATCTACCAAAACCAAAATATTGTAATCCTAATTGTTGTGCTTCTTGTGATGCACCAGATTCAGGATGTGGTGGTTGTTCTGCTGTAACATCAGTAACAGCCAATGTATCTTTGTTGTGCAATTCGTTTGCAATCCACTCTTGTGCTTTTGGATGTGCAGGTGCTGAAGATGTAAATTCTTTAACTTTCTTAAACAATTCAAGCATCTCATCTTTTTTAGCCTTAACAACCTCAGGTGGCGCATTACGCAAATCTTCAGAGTTGTCAAATTCAGAATAGTTTTGGCCAAACATCTCAGCAAATTGTGGTCGTGCTGCTTGAACGGCATCCCACTTCTTCTTACGAATTTCTTCTGGCACTGTTCTACCACCACGAGTACCACGTTCAATGTTTCTTTGTTTAGATACTTCATCAGCAGTATTGACAGCAACCATATGTGTGTCGTAACCAATACTTTCTAATCGTTCTTTAATCTTTGCAATCTTCTCAACATCATCACCTGTGCCGTTAATGATAAGACCATTACGACCTAATAGTGCCAAGCGTTGACGGAGTTCTGTCATGTTCTTTGCTTTACCACGAACAATATCACGTTCTTCTTGTTCACCAGCAGGCATTGTTTTATCAAGACCTTTTTTGTCCATCAAAAACTCTAAAGCTTTATCTGAATTGATTTCAGTTAGACCGTGACCTGAAAGTGTATTATCCAATACATAATCTTTTCCTGAACCAGGACCACCAGCTAAGAATACTGCTTTGAATATTGATTTATCGTGGACACCTTCAACAACCAATTCTTCAAATAAGGCATCAACTGGAATTTGGTTTTCTAGGTGTTCTCTAACACCCATAGAATTTCTAACATCAGCAAATAATTCTTTTGCGTGTTCATTCTTAACATGACCAGGAATACCTTTTCTAAACTCTTTAAAGTTTCCTGTCTTTGCGTGTTCTCTCATTTTAGATGCCGACATTCCTTCTGTACCTTCAGCATCGGGGTCACGCTGACCAGCTGAATGAACATGAATCTCTTTGAAATTAAACAAAGCACCTTCATGCGTACCATTGTATTTTTGTAGTAGTTGTTTGTATTCAGGAACACGGTCAGAACCAGCCACCATATGAAGATGTGTAACACCTTTTTTGTGTAGTTTTGCTGCCTGTGTTAGAAAATTAGGACTCTCAGAATTTGATACTGAAAGATTGGTGTTGGGAAAGAATCTCTGTGCGTGTTTTAATTTCTGTCTGGCAGAAAGTGGATTCTTAGATTTATCTTGCGAGTGGGATAGAACTACATGATGTGAAGCACCATACTTATCAGCGACATCCTTAACCTTATTAACCAGAACTTCATGTCCAGTTGTAGGTGGATTCATTCGGCCAAATGCCAAAACTGCGTGTTTTTCTTTTGCTTCTTTGAGTAAAAAATCTCTAAATTTCATTCTTCCCCGCCTCTACAGCAAGATAATTAATATGGTGTATTTATGCTTTTAATTGTTTAACAAAATCAGAACAGACGCCAAAAGGTTTGATATCGTTAATCTTATCAAGTAAATCGCAATATTCTGGCATAACCATGATGGTCAATGGACCAGCTGGCATCTTACCTGGATATGCCCAAACATACCCACGATTGGTGATGGTGTAATCGTCAGTGTCGTGCCAAAAACAATGGAGGTTTGAGTTTAGTGCGGCCTCCAATGATTCTTTATCTTTACAATGAATCCATAACCACATCATTCGGTCTTTCAACCAAGACATGGATATTTCATATTGTGGTGCATCATGGCCTAGGTATAGTTTACCATTATGAGTTCTCAAATCTATTTCACAGGAGAAACCCTCTTTGATTGCCTTGTCGATGTAACTAGGATTGTTTTCTAAGTTGGGCATACGACCTTCGGTGTTGCCACGATGAGCGATTAACATCATAGATTGATTACAACTCCAAGATTTTCACCACTAGGATGTGGCACTTTAATTTCCACTTTCTTACCAATTTTATTGAATAGGTGGTCGTGGACTTTTTGACTGAAACTCCATGGGTAGATATCATGGAAAGCAAGAACATATTTTTCACCAAGTAATGGCAAGAACGCATCAATGTCTTTAATCATTTGTTCAGGAAAATGTCCTGCATCAATGAATACAAAGTCTAATGGTTCTTTGATGTGTTTACGAACTGATGTTTCTGTATCATCAGGACTCCAACCAATTTGAGGATAAAGTGTATCTTTTAAATCAAATTGTTCAATCAAATATTTAACAGATTTAAATCCATCAGCCTGTTCATATACCTCAGCTTCAAACTTTTCATATGCACCTGGATTTTTACACTTTTCTTCGATGTAAGCATCCATCGTTACAATCTTACCACCAGTCTGTTTAAATCCTAAACCTAGTGCTAATGATGAAACACCAAATGCTGTTGCACATTCATATCCTCTTTGCAAATTATGTTCCACAATCAAATTGGTGAGGAAATTAAATTCTTCTTCCTTGATAGAATAAGGATAAGGATGTTGTTTCATTTTGATGTTGTTAGTTCCAGTCATTTCATACTGAACTGGTCCATCAGTTAATGATAATATTTTTTGAAAATTACTCATTTGTCCATTTCCACATATTCACCCTTTGGTGTGTGTTGTAAAGTTTTATTGATATGAAATTCCTGCCATGGTAAACCCATATCTTTAATCCATTCAGATGATAAAACATGAGGACACAACAAGTTTGTTTTCTTGTATATATGAGTTAAATAACATGAAGCCTTTGAGAACAGAATCATATTGAATTGATTACCAACCTGAATCATATCACCTGTGCCTTGACCTAAATGATTTCTGTGTGCCAATGTATAGAATTTATTTGTGTCAAAATCTGGCAAATTCTCATTGAAAATCATATCTGGTCGCATACGAATAACCAAATCATAAAACTCACCAGTCTTACTGATATAATTCTCCATCAATTGAATACCTGCGTGTAACTTATAGAACATAGAAAGAATATTCTTAGGTCTATGTGCAAAGTTTTCATATAGTTTACCACGATATTCAAACAACTCATTATAATCATTCCAATCTTCAATTATAACAGAAGTTGGATTGAATTGCAACATATCTTCATATGTTACCTTAGGTGTTTCCTCAAAATAACCCTTAGTGTTTTGTTTATCTCCAGGAATCCACCAGCCTTCTTCGTTCCATGTGTGAATGAATATATCAGGATTATATCGGTCAATTACCTTTTCTTTGAAACTAGGCAAGACATCTCGCCAACACCTCATGTGTCCTGTTAGAATTACCGCAACTTTCATGCTCCACCTTTGTAGTGTTCAAGGAAGTAATTCAAATCTTCAGGTGTTCCAATACCCCACATCTTGTCAATATCTTTAATGCGAATCTTCTTACCATCTTGTATAGCTTCATTGAATACAGGACAAACATAGAATTCATTATTAGTTCTGATATTCTTCTCAATCATTTGCTCTGCATACTTAACATAGTCAGAACCTTTCTTCCAATAGTAAATGCCAACTGTTGCATTATCAGAGATTGGATTCTTCTCTGCAACTTCAGATACAAAACCATCTTCACCAACTTTTGCATACGACCACTTAGGATGTGTGGCCTTAAACGATACAATACCACCATCAATAGAATCGGCAGTGAAGGCATATAGAACTTCGTTAGAGTTCCACTCAACAAACTGGTCTGAGTTTGCCATCAATAGAGGTTCATCACTGTTGATTAAATCTTTCGCTAACAATGTTGTGCAAGCCGCACCTTCTGTTAGTCCATCCACCTGAACAATATCACAACCAGGTGCAATCAATGATAATACTGATTGTAGATTGTATTTCTCATAGTGTTCTTTTTGTACCAAGAAAATGAAATGTGCATCAACATTGAGGTTATTCACCACAACTTGAATCATTGGTTTACCATTAACTTCAATTAATGGTTTAGGGAAAGTGTAACCCGCTTGTGCAAACCTACTGCCGGCACCAGCCATTGGAATTAATACATTCATCTTTTCATTTCTCCATGGTATATTTTTATCTCTGTTTCTCAATTCAAATTCTTCAATCATATCTATAAACTTATTTCCGTTGAGTTCGTAAGCATCAGCAACAGGATATAAGTGAGCACCTGAATCTAATGCACCTTGTCGCCCAATGTGACTATCTTCTACGATGATTGTATCTTTAGGTAATGCACCCAATTTAATCATACATTTCCAATACATTTCAGGAAATGGTTTTGGTCTGAATACATCTTCATTACTTACATAATAATCAACTTGATTTAATATGCCTAGTGAATCTAATGCAATTCTTACTGTTTCTCGTATGCTGTTAGAAGCAACTGCAACTTTCCACCCTCTACGTTTCAATTGCATAACAATATACTGAATTGAACTATTCTTTGGTGCTTTTGGAATTAATTCGAAAGTGGCAGTTTGTTTATCTTGCCAAATCTGGTCAAACTTATCAACTGGCAAACCTTTTTGTTCAGCCAGCATTTTAAGTTTCTTTGTTGTGTTCAAACCATCATAAGTTGATAGGTGTTCTTCACGGGTAATAACAAATTCTTCGCCAACTTTTCTAAGTGCTTCATTGAGAGCATCATAGTGTAGTTCACGGGAGTCAATCATAACTCCATCTAGGTCAAATATAACTAATTTATTTCGCATCACGGTGCCATTTATTATGTTTCACAATACTTCCGCCATTACAGACTATTCTATACTTATTACGCACACGGAAAGACCATTCAACATCCTCAGCCTGTCCGTGAACCAATTCTTCATTAAACGGGTTATCAATCAATACTTGTTTTTTAGCTTGAATGAAACCACCAGAAATATACATGAATGGTACTCTTGTCCACTCATCATATGGTAGTGCTGAATATTGTGGAAAGATAGGGTCATCCCAAACAACCCAATCAGTGAAATGTCTTTTACCAGTAATTAATTGTTGTTGGCATGAACAAATATCCCAATTCACCGACTCACTAAACTCAACCATGTTCTTATACCAATCTTTATCAAAGACATAGTAATCATGCATCAATACTACATTCTCATACTGAGCTGTTTGAACGAGTATATTTTTCTTGCGTGTTGTCCAACCTGGTTTGTGTTCTTCATCAAACTGAATGAATTTACATATATTCGTGTCCTGAGGTTTCTCACCACCAACAACCAATATCTCATATTCAGGTATATTTAATTCTTCAATAGACTTGAATACTTCAATTAACTGTTCTTTGTTTTTATAATCTGTTGTTATACCAAATGTGTATCTCATATCAATCTCAAAATATCATCAACTGTATTACTTATCATATGTGTGGTTGTTACAAATTCATATGCACTATCTATCTTATCTTGCATCACTGGTTTAAACTCTTTCATATATTGTAAGAGTTCTTCGTCTTTATTGTATGTAAATCCATGTTCACTCATCAACTTAGCACCTGCTAAATTTCTAGCAGCCCAAGGTGTTTTATTTAACATAGATTCTAAAAGAACCAAACCAAAACCTTCACGGTCAGAGTGCATGATATACAAATCAGCTTCGTGTAGTGCTGACATCACATCATCACGGTCATCAATCATTAAATTCTTAACATACTCAGAATCTTGTGGTTTAATACCGAATCGATTATCATAACCTGTTGTGACTAGTGTAATATCATAACGACCAACTTGGTTGAACAGATGAACCAATTCTTGCATCCTCTTATTATGCCAGTAACCACCACATGATAAGAACATCAATTCAGTTTTGATACCATACTTTTCTCTGAATCCAGATTTACCCATAGAAATCTTTGGGTCAATACCATGCGTAATCTGTCTAGCCTTCTGCATGATGCCTTGTTGGTGTGCATAGAACCAATCTTCTTTGGTAGAACATCCAATAAACTTACAATGTTGTAAAGCGTGTTTGTAAATATCACTTTCCGATGGAATAATCAACATGAAAAGAATTGGTGATTGTATTCTACCTGAATTTGCCAATACGAAATTCTGTAACGCAACATCACCACCATGAACAACAATTAAGTCCCAATTCTGTAATAAAATTTGTGGGTCAGAAGAAACTATAACACCGTTCCAATCACCTTTATGTTCACCAGTAAATACAGCAACTTCATGTCCACGACTTAATGTTTCTTCAGCCATATCTCTGACATAGTTTTCAGAACCACCAGGAAATGGTGCATAACGATGCACCACATATAATATCTTACTCATATTCTTTCTCAATAAATTGACGCCATTCTGGTACTCTATCATATTGGTGAACAATTGTAAACTCTTTTCCTAAAGAAGTTACAACTTTGCCGTTTTCAAATCTAGGTGATGGTTCTTCAAGTAATGATTTGAATTGTTCAATCTTAGATGGGTCGGCAGTTGTACCTAATTGGCAAGCCCAAGCATCTTCAGATTTTAGGTAAAGACTTGTATAGAGATATGGTGCCATACTAATCATAAAGTTGAATGTGGATTGGTCCACAATTGGAATGGGTCGATTGATAGACATATTGAATATCATACAAGCCAAGTCACGCATATCGTCACCACGACCTGCCAAAACACCCACATTAAAAATCAAATTATTTTTAAAGATACTATGGAAGTAAGGACCAAATGTTTCAATTAAGTTTTGATTACCCCAAGGTTCATCTTTATACAGAAGGCTCTCAGAGGCAAACATTAGTTTTTTATCACCAATATTTTCTTCAATATATTTAATTGGGTCTTGTTGGAAGATTACATCTTTAACATCGGTAGTAATAACATAACGATACCGATTTTCTCTTAGGAAATTATAAATGTGAAAGAATCTCTCAACGTGAACAGGTAATCTACTTTCATATTTGTAATTACCAAACTCGTCAGGTTGAGATATAACGATGGCTGTGAAACCAGCATCATTTACTTTTTGAAGTGTGTCTTTATCGACAGACATGAAAATCAGGACTTTATCGCCTTTAAATCCTGATTTATTGATTGAGTTGACCCAATATTTAATCTTGGACCAATCATAATTGGTACTACATCCTATAATCAAATCTTTCATAATATATCCTCAGTTATTAAATTATTTAGTTCGTTTATTAAAGTCCTTAAACTTTATTACCTGACCTGGTGTATCATTCATATAAGTCTTTACTAATTCATCGGTGCCCCAAGCACCTGCACCAGATTTAGGTAAAATATCAGGTTTGATATTCTTAGATTCTTTAATTAATTTTACAAGTTTACCTGCTTTCATTAACCCCTCGTCAAATTTAAAATCTTTTGAATCTGTGCTTCTAATACAGGTTTGCGATTAGGCCATTTAATGATTGGTTGGTCAGCAGTCTGTAATAGTTTAGTTAAGAACGGAAGAATAATCTTTTCTACTTGTTGTAACCTTTGTTTATATTCTTCAGCAGTTTCTTCTTTCTCTGCGATGACAGCATTAAACTCTTCCTCATCGACAGCAGAGAATCCAAAATCATCATCACCATATTCAGCAATAATTGCATTTAAGTCGTATTTAATTTCGGCCATTATTTGTCCCAATTTTTTTGTGCTGTGAAATTGGCAAGACTGAATTCAAGTCTGTCTACCAATTTAACTGCGTTACCTTTTAATTTATCTACTGCCACAAAACCCTCTGGATTTGTAACTTTGAAACCATCTTCTGTCTTTAAGAATGAACCAGTTACTTGACGAATCTGTTGTAACTTTTTGATAATCATGTTCTTTGAATCTACGATATCATTTTGTAAATCAAATATCTTCTTCAATTCTCCAGCATTACCACGGAAGAATCGCATCACTTCATTCTTTTCTTTCTCACGCTTAGATTTTGTTTCTGCTTTCTTAGCGGCAAGAATTTCTTTATTTAATTTATCTTCAATATATTTAATCAATTGAACTGTATGTAACTTTGTATCTTTAATGTGTTCACCAGCACGAACTTTGGTATTATTAAATGTTTTAATGTATGTCAGTAAAACATCAGAGGCTGCAATTCTATTTAATGTCATTGGGTTAATTGTTTGAAACAATCTACCAGCGTCAGACAAAATACCAGTAATCTCTTTAGTTTCTTCTTCAGTGAATGTTGCTGTACCAGAAGCATCAACAAAGTATGCATCACGGAACCAAACATCTTTCGTGTTGGTTAGGTGATTAATATCAATATTGAATGATGCCTTCATGTCTGCCATTGTTTTTCCGGTGTATGAAGTATGGAAAACAACCCCAAGTTGTGCAGCAAGCATGGCACTAGCCAATTTACTGCCAGAAGGTACTGCATAAACGATAGTATTAGGTTGGAAAGTAATATATGAAGTTCCATCAATCACCTGTTTGTCAATATCACCCTTAGTGAACATCATGTCACCTTGTAAAACTCCTTTAATACCTAACTTAGGTAAATATCTTAATGCAACTTTTAATTTTTCATTAAGACCAGGATTTGGGTGGTTGTTATCAATATCATCTTCAGTGTAATTCAATTTTGGATTAGCATTGAATACACCTTTAGTACCAACAAAGAACTTACCATTTTCTGGATTTGTACCACAGAAAATAGCAGGTGCTCCATCCCACTTTGTGGTGAGATTGACATTGGACTCCGAATGTCCAGCCAACATATCTCTGAGTGAACGAAGAAAGTTAATGGCATCACGAGCACCAGTAACTCCACGATTCAACACCTCATCTTCAATATGTTCGAGGTGAACATTCTTACCTTCTTTTGTTGCTTCGGTTATAAAATCTTTAAATTTCATTAGGATACTTTTACAAAAAATGAACTTTGGTCTGTGTTTGAAGCCGCATAACGGAAAAAGTCCGTTGCGATTTTATTTCTTTTATCAGCATTAGCACTCAAAAAGATATCAATAAATTTCATATTCATATACTTAGAGAACAAATAACCTTTCGATTCTTTTTGTTTTTCTTTTGCATAGAATTCAAAATCTTTAAAAGATAAAATATCTCCTTGAAAGTGTTTTTTATACAAATCATAAAATGATTTCATAAATTCTTTCTTCTTGGTGAAATTCACTACTTCACTTTCACTATCATCAAATATACCTTTACCTGTATATTTTTTCAGATAGAAATTCACATTACCACCACCAATTTTACCGCCAGCAGCAGTTTCAGCTTTAATTTCTCCTTGCCAACCCTTTTCACCATCGGTTGCACGGAATTGAATTTCACGACCACTAACTTTCATATACAAATCGATAGAATTAAAAAATGGAGGTAAAGGACCACGTTCTGTTGCTGACGAAACTCTAAATCCTTCATATCTATATGCTTTAGTTTCTTTTCTAGTTGGTTCATTGTATTCTTCTATGTGAGCAACATTACCAACTTTCTTCAATGAAACACCAATCATTTTTCTTTTTTTAGCCCATTCATAGATATCTCTATTCAATGATGCCCAATCTGCTGTGCTTATTTCAGGAACACTTCTTAGAGTTGTCATCCAAATATCACCTGGATTCCACTTATCATCAGAGAATGTTCCTGGTGCCTGTTGATTATCACTTTTCTTATCAGCATCAAAAACAACTTTTTTAGCCTTATATACACCACTCATAAAGTCCGAACCACGATGAAAATAAACAGGTGTTCCAGACATTTTGTAATTTGCATATGTAATGTTTGCGGTCTTTATATAAGATTGAACCCACTCAGGTGTAGATTTTTCGATAACTTCATCTAAAGAAATATCTGTTGAACAATATTCACCAGCCTTTGTCAGATTTTCCAAAGTCAAATCTTCCCATACAATTTTTCGTTTCAATACATTGTAAGCAATAGAACTCACAAAACACTGCCCACATTCTGTGACTGCTGTTAAATCCGAACCAGCACCAGAACCTCCACCACCCATATCTGAATCTTTTTTAATTTGAGCCAGTGATATTTTTCTGGTGCCAACATATAAAGTTTTACCAGCTTCGTCCCATTTTGTTGCAACAACTTTTTGACCATTGGATAGTGTGAATGGAGATTTTTTACCAATCTTCAATCTGAAGATATCACTCCTCGATAATCCTTTATAAGGTCCTTTACTTGCAAGTTTTTGTAAATCTGCCGGTGTCATCCAACGCTCCATTAATTAGTTAGGTATTTATCCTAACACAATTAACGGATAATGTCAATAGGTTTGCCGCTAGTCCAGACTTCTATTTCACTCCTCAAACGACCCTCGGACTTTAATGTATCATAACGATTAGATGCTTTATTTTTCCACCAGGTGATAATATTGTCTAGATTATGTTTCTCATAGTTTTCTCCAAGAACATAATCAACATCTTTTCCAAGAACAATATCCTTATAATTATCAATACCATAGTTACAGTAATAATATCGTTTTCTTTCAGTCAAACCTTTGGCTTTCTCGATGGTCGACATGAACTTATCATAATCTTCTTTGTAAGGTTTCAATGCAGCCTTAGTCATTGAAATAATAGTATTACTAATCTTCAACTTACGGGAACTGGCATCTTCTGGAACAAATGCACCGCCATGTATTTCTTCAACATAATTCTTCAAATCATCATATGGTTTGCCATGCATCATAGGAAGAAAATCCGACTCAGTGATACCACCAAAACGAATAAATGGTTTCATACCATCATATTGAGATACAGATTTAGATGAACCATACAATGATGTGGTTTCAAACAAACACATATTCATATCATACTTGTCATCCAATTTCTTACGAACTTCGTGTGAACAACAGATTGCCGCAAGTAGTTTGCCACCAAGGTAATTATACCCAAATGGTTGTGCTGGCACAATTACAAAGCCCATCGCAGCCGCTTTATTGAATGATTTGGTCGTTGCCGTTTCGTTTGTAATCACACAACCGAGCATCTCGTTACGAGGCTTCATCATAATCGTTGGAGAACCAATCCTGATAAATCCTACCCACTTGCCTGAATTCTTCTCTCTTACAGCCAAACGAATGTTACGACCAGGTGAAGATAGGTTATTATGTGATGAAATAATATCGAGGTATCTTTGCCATCTTGGTGCATCCAACTCAACCAATTCAAAGTCCATATCATTAGGATGCATATTGAAATCTGAAAATAAATCTTCTTCAGGTCCACAACCAGGCAAAGTAAATGGCAATTCAGCAAGAGAATTTAGTTTTTGCTCTCGCATATATTGGTCAATTCGTTCAAAGTTACCAAAGTAATCTTCAAACTTCTGAGCAACATAATTTGCCTGTTCTCTATTTAATTTCATAATGTAATTCTATTTTCAAATTTATATTTTCGTTTTAAAAATTTGTTATATACTTTTGTATCTCTCTCAGCAAATAACTCTTTATATTTAGCCTCAATAAAACCAGTTTTGTGTAATCTATTCTCTATGGCCGATTCTAATGCGTAAGCATCAAGTTCATCGGGGTCACCGTAGTAATTTAAATCTTTCTTCAGACATTCATCTTCAATCTTTTTGAAATGTCGGTAGATAGGACCATAAACATTACCTCTCTGACGGCATTGATATTTGTGTCGTTTCTCATGCACATAAGTGGTAAATAATTCATTAACAAATACATCCAATTCAGCCAAGCCAAAGAATACAGATTCACAATCAGAACCAAACATAATATACACCTCAACATCTCTATCTTCTTCGGGGTCAAAATGACCACCAATGGTAAGACCTGACCAACAAGTATTGGTTGGGTCACGCATCAAACTGATTTTGGCTTTAGGATTTCCAATCATTCTACGTGCCCAATATACAACTTGTCTTGGTGTTTTATCGCCTAGTAATTTGTGTTTATAACTGTTGATTTGATTGTAGAGTGATTTATAACGCATTGGGATATTCTTTCTTCAACCAATCTAAATTATTACGTCCATCATTAGGTTCATACCAACCTTTTTTGCCATATATGTCTAAGATAGATTTAAAGTATTCTTCATACATGGTTGCAACTTTTTCCAATGAGAAATTATTAACTGCCCAATTTCTGCAATTGATTGGTTTGATAGTGTCTATATTTTTGGCTGCCCATACAAACTGTTCAAAAGTTCTGCAACGATAACCGGTTATGCCGTGAAGATTGTTCTCAGTAAAAGAACCCCAATCTGTTGTCAATGTTGGTGTGCCAGAAAACATACATTCCATTTGAACACCACCAAAGGGTTCAGTATACATTGAAGCAACAAAAGCACCTTTAGCTTTAGACATCAAT